CAATATACCAAAGCCCAATTTCTGATTGTGCCGCTTTGTATTCACCGCAAGGTACATTACCAGCCATTAAAGATACTACATCTTGGTTATTTGCTTGATTAGAAGTAAACAACCCCACATCTAAACCATCATTCGTTTTATCCCGACCAGTCTTTGTATAGGCTCGGTACTGTACTCTAGTGTCAAACAAAGGGTTAACTTTAAATATTGCTACAACGGTTGCATCAGTCGTTTTAAATAAATGAACTGCAGCATCATCTACTCTATCTTCAACAATACTGGGTAGCTTCTGACTCTCTTTATAAGTGCCAACAATTAGTTCCTGATTGTCATAAATAATATAACCACCAAACGCCAACACCGCCATCAAAATAACTGCAAACAGCTTAAATGGAGAGTCTACATACGCCAGTATTTTAGATAGGGCATCGTCTGGTTTTTTTATCACTTTTTACCACCCCATACAATAAAATAAGCTATCCAGCCTGCCGCCAAAAAGCACCAAAACTGCACCCATTTAACTTTCGACAACTCTGCATCAAAGTATTTTCTGTCTTCCTTCTCAAGCCGTTCAATCTCGGTCTTGATGTCTATTAGCTTCTGCCACTCTTTAGTACCGTACTTCTTAACAAAATCTACCCTTAGTTTGTACTCCTCATCCGTGATTTGTTTACGGTGTTTGTACTCCTCAAGGGCTTTAAATATTGCCCGTTCTTTCCTAAACTCTGCTTCTCTGCGCTCACGAATCTTGGCATTTGCCCGTTCCTTCGCTACATCTACTGCTTCCTTTTGAACATCCTCGATGTTCTTACCAATCTCCCGCCCAGCCTCACGCCCAGTCTTAAGCCCCTCGCTGATCCCCTTGGCACCAGCCGATAAACCCAGTTCGTCTGACATATCTCACTGTTCTTTGCCTCAAAGAGTAGAGCCACCAAACGACATATTGGCAACCACGATGGCTACGTGCTGCTCTGGTTCTTCAAGGCTATGCCCACAATCACTGCACATCTTGGCAGCTAGTTCAGCCTCAGAAACATCGTACCCACAGTTAGGGCAATAAATTTCAATGGTATGACGAGGTTTAAACTCGCCACCGTCCATCGAGTCTTGAATTGTTTTAATCATGTTTACTCCTTAATATAGTTCGGCCCAGTTAGTTATTGTCATTGCGCCTGAATTTAAATTTACCCTGTATGTTGCACCTGTAGGCACAATAAAACCGAAGGAATCACCTGTGTCACTTTGGTTGTTTCCTGACTCATATCCAACAACTGTGCCTGCAACTAAATATGTTAGGTCATTACTACCACTAGTTGTCCAAACAACAGAAATATTTACCATAATGGGGTATCCGTTGTTGTTTGTGTAGTCTTGACCATATGTCCTTGACCCAGTTACAACGTTCCATACTTCACCAGTAATACCCAAGCCTAATTTAGTTAAACCAAATACTGCGTTTGCATTTGAGGCTGTTGTAGCGTTTGTGGCATTTGTGGCATTTGTGGCGTTGGTAGCCGTACCTGTTAAATTGGCTGTTATAGTATTGGCTGTAAAGTTTCCACCAGAGTCCCGTGTAACAATGGTTGATGCACCATTAGAAGAAGACGCCGTGGTTCTAGCATTAGCAATTGTGCCAGCGCTTATATTTGATGCGTTAATTGAAGTTATGGTTAAACCAGCACCAATAAAGTTTGCTGCGGTTACGTTGCCAGCGGTTGAGTAATTAAGAGCGACTACGTTACCTGTATAAGTGGCAGCTACGGCGTTGGTGTTACCTGTAACAGATAGATTGCCGTTGACCTCAAAGTTACCTACAGACTCATTACCAACCGCATTAAAGTTAGTACCATCGCAGTAAACCCAGATAGTGGCTCCATTAGGCACGGATACAGAAGACCCGCTGGATGCACGAATATTGACGGCGAATCCACCAGAAGTATTATTCCTGACCACATAGAGTTTTTCAACTAGTGGGGCAATAATATCCCGCACTGCAGCATTTGTACCGCTTATTACCAAGACAGCGTTACGAGCTTCATCGGATACCCCGTTAAAGTTACTAAGCGTGTAGTTAGCGTTAGTCATGGTAATGTCTACCACGCCAGTAATAGACTGTTCTAATAGGGTTCCTAGATTGGTATTGGTAGTCTGGCCCCAAATACCTGACTGGTCGCCATCGCCAATAAGCTCAAGTCTTAGGGTTGGTGAGAATGTGCTTGCCATAATTTATCCTTAATTTGGTACTAATACATCAGTCCAGTTTGGTGTTTGACTAGGGGTAATCTCTGTCCATCCAGAACCAGCGCCTGGCACAATTGGCGCCCAGTTAGGTGTCTGATCGGTATTAATATCACCCCAAACGTTTACAACCTTAAGTTTAACAACAGCCTTGACGCCTGTCACGTTTACCGTAGCATTACCAAATACCGTGACATTGCCGATCCGACCTATTGCATAAACGCCTGTTACAAATACTTGAGCATCGGCTTTGGCGTCTACGTTGCCTATGCGCCCTACAGCGTACACCCCTGTCAGGTTGACTACAGCAGTACCCGTAACTGTTACATTGCCAAGGCGTCCTACCGCATAAACACCAGTTACTAAGACTGTAGCGCCGCCAGTAACATCTACATTACCTAAACGGCCTACCGCATAAACGCCTGTCAGATCTACTACTGCGCCAGATTGAACTTCTACGTTACCAATACGCCCTACAGCATAAACGCCTGTTAAATTAACAACAGCGTCAGCGACTACGGATACATTACCAACTCGTCCTACGGCGTAAACACCAGTAACGTCAACATCTGCACTAGCCTGAGCATCTACTGTACCAACACGCCCTACAGCGTAAACACCAGTCAGATTTAAATTACTGTCGGCCTCGACATCTACAGTTCCTACTAAGCATGGAGTGTTAATACCAACTAGGTCAACACTACCACCAGCTTCAATTGTTACCGTACCAGTACGGCCTACGGCGCTAACCCCAGTTAAATCAACAGTACAACCAAGACTTAAATCAACTGTGCCAACTCTACCTACTGCATAAACGCCAGTTAAGCTTACGTCTATCCCTTGGCTAGCTTCGCCAGTATCTCCAAAAGGGGCGCCAGCGTAGGGAAATCCCGCAAACATGATTAATCCCTTAACTGTTCATCTGTGGGTCTAGGTATAGTTGGGTGCTCCCATTTAACAATGTAATCTCCACGACCGTCACTATCGTTTTGCAACATAATAGTCCCGCTAAAAGGAGAAAAATCTTTTTCTGTTAATTCAGGATATAGTTGTAATAGTTTTTCGTATAAAGACATTAAGCACCCCTTATGTAGGCAGCGTCAAACCAATGATAGTTAGAGCTAGCAAGTGTTGACCGAGTACCGCCTGAAGATTGATATCCAAATATTTCAACATAGTCTGACGAGCCGTTGAAAGAAACAATTGCAGATACATGAGCCATTGGTTCGATGTTAGCGTTGGGTAGGAAAGTACCCGCTTTATACGATGAGCCGTTCCTATAAACAACTACTACCCATCCTCCGTTTGGATTTCCATTTAATTGAACAGTTGCTTGAATTAAATAATATCCCGCAGTTGTAGGAGTAAAGCGACTGGAAGCAAAATTACCTGCTGTGTCCCACTCTTCTACTTGGAAGTTAATCTTCGTAAATGTTGTGTTATTAATACTTGTTCCAGTATTTGCATAAGCACTGAAGCTAGGAGTCGCAGACCCAAAAGTACCTGTAGTATTAATACTATATGTGCCAGCTGCCAAGTTATTAACACTGCCGCTTAAAGTAAGGTTTCCGCTAGTTGTTACTGTTCCGCTAAGTGAAAGCCCACTTGCGGAGCCTGTACCGCTAACGCTAGTAACTGTTCCTGTATTTGTTGTGAACCCAGCACCGTTTGTTAGTTGGTTGGTGTTTGTCGGTATTGTCATCACACCAGTGCTCGAGTTGTACGCTCCACTGCCTGCGGAAAAACTAAGAGCAGACCTTGCGCCTGCGGTAGTAACATATCCTGAAGGATTTGAGGCCGCATATGCCCCAAGATTAGTTAAAGCATTAGCCGCCGAAGTAGCTCCTGTGCCGCCGTTTGCTACAGCGATTGTGGTTGCGTTCCATGTACCTGCAACTAATGTGCCGACACCTGTAATACCTGTATACGACCCCGATATACGAGCTGTGGCTACCGTGCCTGATGAAATGTTTGAGGCGTTAATAGCTGTTAGAGCTATACCGTTGCCAGATACCGAGGTAAACGTACCAGTTGTGCCTGTAACTACATTCCCCGCAAAGGAACCATTAGCATCACGAACAACAAGAGTGGAAGCACCATTGGCAGAAGTAGCATTAGTCCTGGCATTGTCTAAAGTTCCCGTAGTAATTGCAGAAGCATTGATGGCTGTAATAGCAGAGCCGTTACCAGAAAAAGATGTACCTGTTATTGCTCCAGCAGCGAACTCACCTGATGCTCCACGAAGAACAATAGTAGAAGCGCCGTTAGCGGAATTAGCAGTCGTTCTTGCATTTGCAATAGTCCCTGAAGCAATGTTAGACGCATTGATATTTGAACCACCAGACAAGTCTCCGATAACTGCAGCCGTTATAGTGGCTGCAGCAAAGTTACCACCCGAATCACGCTGAACAATCGTAGAAGCTCCGTTAGCAGAAGCTGCAGAAGTACGAGAATTATCAATCGTGCCAGACGAGATGTTAGAAGCGTTAATTGCGTTAATTGCTGAACCGTCACCACTAAAAGCACCAGAAATAATATTTGCCCCAAAACTACCATTTGTATCCCGAAGGACTATTGTGCTTGCGCTATTTGCTGTATTACCTGTGGTTCTAGCGTTATCTAAAGTCCCGCTAGATATGTTTGAGGCATTGATGTTGGTTACAGTAGCTGCATTACCTGAGATGTTAGTAAATGAACCTGTGGTTGCAGTTACGTTAGTTGAATTAACATCCGTTGCGGTAATTGTGTTAGCCGTAAACGAGCCAGTAGAGTCACGCAAAACAATGGTTGATGCGCCGTTAGCAGAGTTTGCAGTTGTCTGAGCATTAGGTAGAGTACCTGTTGTAATACTAGAAGCATTAATAGCTACGTTGGCTGCATTGGTAAGTTGGCCTTGAGCATTAACTGTAACTTGAGCAACGTTGCCACTATCGCCATAAGTAGCGGCAGTAACGGCTGTATTTGAAATACTAAATGTTAAGTTGGAAAGGTTAAGACCTGTACCAGCAGCGTAGATCTGAGAAGAGCTAATTTGCGCAAACGTAATATCTGTAGTGCCAAATGTAATTGTGCCTGTTGTATTACATGTATACGTCCGACCAGCGCCTGTATTACCAGACGATACAAAGAAAGTAGAACCTTCTCCTAAATTATCAGAACTAGTCAAACCAAATGTATCAGCATCGGTTGCACGGGTTAATACCCACTGTGCAGAAGCATTACCTGGATTAGTAACTGTATATACACCGTTTTGTACCGCATTAGCCTGTGCATATACCAAAATACGAGCTGCATTAGATACGCTTACACCATCAACAACAAGAGCAGCATTAGCAGCGTTATTTGTAAGTGTTGCGCCTACGCCATTACTAGCGCCGTTTGGTTGGGCATATACAGCAACTAAAGCTACATCTTCTTCAACTAAAACAGGTTCGTGAAAATGAATACCAGAGGTAACTAAACCGTCTACATAGGCTTTGTTTGTAATATCCGTAGAATTTGCAGCGTTGGTTGTAATCGTTCCATTTGTTAGCGTTACAGTAGTAGCTGTTAAGTTAGTTGTGTTGACATTAGTAAACGACACCGTATTTGTGCCATTACCACCAATTTCCACTAAGCCAGTAGCATTGTTTAAATAAATCGCTTCTTCGGCTGGTTGTGTAATAAATACTTCTAAAGTACTTGCCGAACTAAAGCTAACTTTGGTCCCGCCTGTAGACGAAGAAAGAACCGTAGTCCTAGCTAATGTAGCTGGAGACGTAAACGTGCCAAGACCAACCTCCCACTCTCCATCATTTGGTGAAGTGGTATTGTGGATTGTGTAGTAAACAGTAGAACCGTTAGCTACTGCAGACGCAAAAGTCTGATAGCCTGTAAAGGCACCAGCAAGTGTTACGCTGCCTGTACCCGAACTAGAGCTGGATTCTTTAACCCTATCTTTTAAGACCAAAGCCATTTGGCTCTCCTATTACGAAGCGGTCAAACGAATAATTGCGTTAGTTGCGTCTGCTGTTGGGAAGTTCACCGCAAAAGTACCGTTGGTCGATGTCTTATCACCACCAAAAGCTAATACGCATACAGCAGCGTTTGCTAAGTTAGCGTTATAAATCAAAGCGCCATTAGCAGTAATCGTTGCATTTGCCCAAGAGCTATTAGTAAACGAGATAAAAGCTACGTTACCAGTATTTGTTGGGGTTACGCTAACAGACAAAGTATTGCCACCAGCAGAATAGTTACCTGCTGAAGCTACTTCATTGCTAGTTGTATACGCAGTGGTGTTCTCATCCAAACTAGCAGAGCTGGTGTACAGCGCTAATTTAAATGTGTTTGCTGAAAAATTATGCTGACCATTCAAGATTTGAACCTTGAAACTTGTCGCCATTGCTTGGGTAATTGCCATTTTTTGCTCCTAAAAATTATCTAACAGGTCCAGGTACAGGCAGCCTAAGTTGTCCATCACGGTATGCGCTTCTTCTATCTTTACCATCACCCAGTTCTCTGAGTAACGCTAAGGATTCTTGGTATTTGGCTTCGTAGTAACTAACCATGTCTTGCTCCCCCTTTTGGAAGATCACGGCTTCTCTTAACGAACCATACAACAATACAGTTTCAAAATTATCACCTAACCAAGATGTCCCAGCAATAACAATAGACTGTGGGTAATAGTAGTAGTGCAGTTCTACATTGTAGTTTTGATCGGGAGTCGGTCCAATAATGTATGTATACGGCTCAAACTGGGCGTAATAACGAGGAACGCCTTCATCTGTAGGGTTTGGGTACGCCTGCCGAATAAAGTTAACATCCTTGTCGATTAAGAACTCTTGGCTACCATCAGCCAGAATAACCGCCATCGAAAAGGACGCTAAGTAGTCTGGAGGTAACGCAAGGTACTTGTCGCTCTGTGTAAAGTTGCCTACCTGATTCTTACGAATAGCAGGTATTTGAACGGCGTTATAAATCCGCTCCTCACATTGCTGGACAAAAAGCGGAATATTGTCTACAAAAGTCTGTTCATAAGACTCAGAATAGTCAAGAATCGCTTGCGTTAACTGTGCGTAATTCATTATGCCATCGGGCCTCGTGAGGTAAAGCCTTTAGTTGCTGCGCCTGATCCACGCTGTTTCATCTCACCATGCTTGTTAATTGGTTGATCGTTGTTCTTGGTATATCCGCCTACAGACATATTTACCTGATCTACGCCATTGCCTGGCTTAGTAACAGCAGATTTTACTGTAGTTATTTTCTT